CAGTTGTAACATTTGCGTCTGTAATTTTAGCTGTGGTTACTTGTGCATCAGCTATGTGAGCTGTGTCTATTGAACCATCAGTATAATGTTCTGAGTTTATAGCATCATCTGCTATCTTAGCTCCAGTTACAGCGTCAGCTGCAATTTTAGCTGTAGATACAGAACTAGATTTTAGATTAGCAGCATCAATAACATCTTCAGGTATTGAATCATTTGTTTGTGAAAGTACACCTACATAGATTGTAAGAGTCTCACTAGATAATGATCCACTATCCCAAGTAACATTTACTGTTGTGTTTGTTGAAAATGATGAGCTAGATATAGTTCCAACTATCGTTCCAGTAGATGATCCTACTGCTTTAATTCTTCTTCCAGCATGGTAAAATGATGTAACGTTAGATCCAGATATTGTAAAAGATGTAGCACTAGCATATGCTGCTGTAAATGATCCATCTCCATCACCATATATAACCCATTGAGAGTCATTGTAGAACTCTCTTATATCAGCTGCAAAAGCTCTAAAGGCATTGTTAATATTAGAAGGTAACATACCTTCTGCAATACTAACTCCTCCTACTGAACTGTTATTTGCTGCTGTTGAACTATAGTCTTTTATTCCTGCCATATTTCTCCTTAATTCATAAACCAAGCAAAAGCTTTATCGCTTTCTGTATTGTTCTTATTTATTAATCTGTTTACTGCTTCTTCAAGTTGTCTTTGAAAAAATTCTTGTGTTTCAAATGAATATCTTACATTATCAATATTAGTTTTCTCACTCATCTTATACCTGCCCTTGTTGCTAGAAAGTCTACGCCTTGTGCATGTGTAAATGTAGTGCCTGATGCAACTTTAACATTAGCTCTAATATATCTACCAGACTTACGTACTGGATTCATACCACTTGCGTTTTGTGTTACTGATGATGATTCTGTTTCGTCATCTGCAACTTTCTCTCTTGTTTTAACTGTTAATGTAGATGATGCGTCTACAATAGGTCTAACCCCAGTTACATTAGCTCTTTGTCCAGGAAAAGGTTCTAATTCAGATGTTTCTACTTCACATTCATTATTAGTTCCTGAAAAAATAGCTGCTTTAAAATCGTTATCAATAGCTCCTAGAAACAACTGTCCACCACTCCAAAAGTCTGTATCTAGAGCTGCGTTAATGTTTTCTAGATTCTGAGATATAATATCCATTAATTCTACTGTATATGCTCCTACAAACTGAGAAAAGATTGTACTGGCATTTGTTTCACCAAGAGTCCATTTCTTAGTTGCATAGTTGTATATTAATATTCTATCACAAATACCTGTTGTATTTGAAGTATTATTAACGCTTGGGTACAACCATATAGCTAATTGATTAAATGGATCTACAGCTGCACATATTCTATCTGTAAATGCTTTGTTTACATTAAGATCAAAAAATCTATTTATTTTCTCTGCACCAATAGGTGTAATAGAATCACCACTTAGTTGATAAAATCCATCATCAGAATAAAAGAATACATTTCTATTATCTTGACATACTGTTCTACCATAAACAGCTCCTCTATTTGGTGATATTACTGATAGTCTAAATACAACTGCTCCACCAACATAGTCCATACGAATTATTTGATTTTGCCTAAATACATATCCTACCTCACCAGAGGTTATTGCTACTACCTGTCCACCAGAGCCAGGCAAATCTTGGAAGTCTGATTGTTTACCTGTCCATGTACTAACATCATTAATACCTGACCATTGTATTCTATTAGTTTTATTTGTGTGGTTACCTGTAACAAAGAAGTCTCGAACAACTCCTGATACTCTAAATACTGGTACAGTTCCTGCACTAGCTATAGAGCTTAGATTAGCAAAGTTAGTTGATGTACCCATTAAATAATATTGTGGTGCATCTACACCATTACTAGCAATAACGTACTGACCAAACTGTGTGAATGTAAAGTAATCTGTATCACCACCACTTAAACTAGATTTTCTAGATGTAAATGTTCCTGATGATAATTGGAATATATCTGAGTTAGATGCTGTAAAATTGTATACAGTATTAGTATTATCTCTAAAAGATCCTGCACCTCTAGAATCTTTTGCCATATTATTTGCACTATAAGCTACAAGAGATGGAAATCTCTTATAACTATTTATTGTATGATATACGTTAGTAGCTACGTTTGCTCCTGGATTTAAGTGTTCAGGTTGATCTGGTAGCCATTCTCCAAAAGGTACTTGCATTATCTTTGCCTATAAAATGATAAGTCTGTTTGTACATCTGTTCTTTGTTGAACAGGTGCTCCTCCATATGAATCTTGTCTGTCGTTATTCTCACATCTTTCTAATGCAGTAGAATACATTTGTAACCATTGTGATAATTGTGTTTGATCTATTCCACCAAGAAAGTTAGCTGCATGATATAAGGATCCATATAAATATATAGCAGGGTGATTTGCTAAGATGTAATTTGATGTATTAGTATCACTAAGAGCTGATATAGCTTTATAGTATGATAAGTAACCAGTATAGCTAGTATCAGGGGCAGGACCAAATCTGAAAGTTTCTGCTTCATTATCACTCTCTATTGTGTATGCTCTAGGTCTACCAGTACGAGAACCACCTTTGATTTCAAATAAATTATGTGGTGTGATATATTCTAAAGGATACTTGGTTGATGATAGTAAGATATAAAATGATCTTACAGCTATAAATCCTGTAGGTACAGATTCTGTTTCACTATCTATTGTGATAGTATCAATCTGTTCCATTTGTCTAATTCTTAATTTAGCATTGAAGTCAGCTTCTGTTAATTTAATGAAATCATCTTGTATCTCAGTTGTAAGATCTGATCTATTCAAGAAGTTTGCTATAGATGCTTTTAATTCTGTATATGTTGATAATGCCATTATAAACTGCCTTCTGCTGTTCTAAAATACTTAAACTCACTAGAGTTAAGTTTAGTTCTCATTATTTTTCTTTGTATTTCTTTTGGTAACCCAAACCAATTGTTGCTACCATTATATTCTTTTGCCCAGATCTGTAGTACTAATGGTGGTACACTAGCTACTCGTTTCATCTCTTTTGCAGATGATAACCATCCTGAATCGTGATTGCATAGCTCTTTATTTCTTTTCAGCAAAGGATTGACATCCTGTGAATTATTAATAGTTAGCTTACCATCTGACTCTTGGATATACTTAGTTTTTATTCCACCATCGTATTCTACAGATCGAACTTTTCCCATTACTCTGTCAATTCAGTTACGTATAAATTTACAGATCCTATTACAGCAACCTTTTCACCTTCAGATACTTTAAAGTAATCTTCAGATTTTGATCCTAAAAATATTTTAGTATTTGCTGCTGTAGGATTTACTCCAAACTCAATATGACAATCAGCGTCTCCTATGACTCTAACATACTCTACGTTAGAACCAAATGCTGATGATTGAGCTGAAGATCCTGATGAAGTAACTTTTTGTGTAGTAACAGGTCTCATCGCAATGTGTGACATGCTACTCCTTATCTTCTAATTATAAAAGTTACGTTTAATTTAACTGCATTACTTGATGCTCCATCAGTAATCATTTCGATAGTTCCACCTTCTAGAACGTCATTAAGTGCAGTTGGTTCAGATGAATCAACGTCTCCAGCAGCAGATCCAGATTGTGTTACTGTGATTCCACCACCAGTTACAGCAGTTCCACCAATTTCAAAACTAATTCCACCATCGGCTGTGCCTATAGCACCTTGAAGTGCAGTTATGATTTTAATAATTTTTCCACCATCTGGTACTGGTACAAAAGTTGATGATGCTGTGCTGATGTCAGCAATAGCAGCATGTAAAAAGTAGTCGTTTAATGTTCTCATTTTATTCCTTTAATGTTCCGATCCTAACCTATCTCAGATCTTCATTGTTTAGAATCTGCTAGGGGAGCAGATTATAGGTTACTCCCCTAAACAGTTATATTTATTATGATGTTGTTAAGTCTGCAACCATACCAGAAGCAGCTTCATTTCTAGATTCAAGAGTAGCTTCTACAAGAAGTTGTCTTTTCTCTGAGTCACCAGTTTTTGCAAGTTCATGCATACTGAAGTCTCTTAAAAATGCTACAGCCCAGTAGTTCATATCTAACACATATGCATCTCTATCTCTAGAGAATCTGTTAGGAACAACTTGTAATTGACCAAAGTCAGATGCGTACACGTCTACTGAAGTGTATAATGTAGCGTCTGCACCAGCGTCAAATCTAGTACTGTTACCAGTAAAACCAGATATTTTTTGCTTGTTNAAAGGTCCAACCATAAGCATAGATGGATCTCCACCAGCATTCCATACTGATTTNATTACTGATTTAAGTTGTGCTTCTGTNAAAGCTCTTTGAGTTCCATCAGTTCTAGCAGTATTACCTGCACCACCTGATGCTGGAGAACCNGCTGCTGANATANCGTCATTAGTTGCTACCCAAGCTCCTAGAGAACCAAGTTTTCTTGCTGTTGTTGCATTACCTGCAACTTCAGCTTGGTTACCAGTGATAGTAGCTTCCATGTCTCTTTTTAACTCTTTAGCTTTCTTAGCTATTTGGTATGCTAACTCAGATGCTCTACCTGCTTTGTCTACAGATTCTTGTGTTCCTGTAATTACGACAGTTTTGTCCATAATTTGAGAACTGTTAGAAAGTCTAGAAGTTGCAGTAACTGCATCTAAAGTTGCTTCGTCACCTTCAATAACAGCATTTGATGTTGATGCTGATGCAAGTGAGTCTGTTTGCCATTCGTGTAGAACTGCAGTAGCTTGTGTCTTAGCTGCTGAGCTGATGAATGGCGTGTCTGTTGGTGATATCGAATAGATAACGTCAGAAAGATCTTCTCTTTCACCTACACTATCATACGTATCAAACGTGTTTGTTGGTTGTGCCATTGTTTATTTCCTTTGTTGAGATTTAAGATTAATCATGTCAAGTATTGCAGAGGAAGCATCTTTGATGTCTCCTGACTTACGCAACTTGCCAATTTTACTTCTTATTTGCTCTCTACCTGAACTAACGTTATTATTTGCTACACCAGACTTTACTACTTTTGGAGCTTTGGCTACTTTCTTNTGAACAATAGGTCTTTTGTTCTGCAAAGATTGATAACCCATAGCATCCTTTGCAACCATTAAAAATCTATGGTCTGCAAGATTACCAATTTCCTGATCGCTAAATCCATATGATCGTAAAGAATTACGCATACTGTATTTAAACTGATCAGCTTTTTTGGGATCAGAGTACTCTGGTATTTTCTGAGCTGCTAACTCACGTTGTGTTGAAAGAAAATCTTCATACTGCTTAGCATAAGCATCTTTAGCTTTAAGTTTCATTTCCTCTATAGCTGTGTTTTGTTGTCTTAACTGAAAATCCAGTTTTGATGCAGCTTGTGGGTCTTCTTCGTAAAGCCTTTGAAGATCTTGACTTCCTTGTTGTGATTTGACTGTAGCATCTGCAGTGGCAATCAAATCGTTAAGTTCTGATAATCGAGTATCATAAGATTGACGCAAACTATTCTTTTGAGCTTCAAGATCTCTTTTCTCTAAACCTAAAGAATGAGTTTTTTGTCTATAATCTGAGTCTCTAGAATATC